GTTGTATGATTATGGGTGTCACGGCTGTTAAGGATTTTGAGAGCGAGACAGGGGTTTCTACGGCTCTCAAGGCCAATCTAGAAACAACCCTACTAGCTGAGGGCTTTGACCTCAAGACCGCTACAGCAGCCGCTGGGGTGGTCGTAGGGGGGACCAAAATCTTTGAAGAGACTGCTGGTTTGATGGACAACCTTGAACACGCCTTCTCTACTCTGGCAGCTATTACTGGCAACGCTATGGTTCACCGAGGCATCTACGAAGATCCTAGGAAGGATAAGCTAGTTGTTTATACTCTTATTGGTGGTCTTGATGCTCCCCAGAAACGCTTGGAAGATCTTACCAAGTTTATGAAGCTTGATCCTTACGGGGACGAATAATGGAAATTAATATCAATAAGGGCCAGATCATTACTACAGTATGCCTAGCTGTGGCTGGGTGGTTTACTATGGAAACTTATTCTCACGCACAACGCCTTAGTGCTTTGGAAGAAGATAAGAGTATTCATCTGCGCCAAGATAAGGAGCTACAAGAAATTCGTAAGTGTATTCAGGACATGACCATTCTTTTCTTTCAGGAGGGGGAGGATGAACTTATTCCTTCTTACGAGAATGCTAACCCCGATGCGGGTTTCTCTGCCGCGCAAACTGATTTAAGAAATTTGCGAGAACGCAAAGGTAAGTAAAAAAAATTCGGAGCCCTTACGGGTTAGTGACTCCTATATAATAATGAGGTAGAGCTATGAAATTTTTCAAAAAACTTATACTAATTGAGAAACACAATCGGAAAGGTGGGGTGTGAGGTATTTAAATGGAAGAGCCAGTAGACAGTCTAGTTTATTCGAAAAGGTTACGCAAACCTAAAGGAGAGATAACACTCTTTAACGATAGTGCTAAATTTATTCGGCTCCCTGTGCCTCCCATTAATTCTAGTTTAGCTACAGCAAAAGATATATTGACAGTGCAGGGAGCCACTTATTTATGCGGGGATGGTATGAAAAAAAGTGTGCGTAAGCATGATAAAGATCCTGCATTCGCAATTAAAACATACCTAACTTTGTTTGGGATTAAGTATGATAAACAGTTTATTGACAAGGTGCTGAAGGAGAGTGCCATAATCATTAGTACTTTAAAGAATTCATACAATAGACCTAGACCTCAACAATTAGCTCCTTATTTTGGAGTCGAGTTTGAAGTTCTTTGGAGTAGAACTAATAATAGTCCCTCCTACCCAAGCGGGCACTCTACCCAATCTAGACTGATCGCTGAAATTTATGCAAACAAATACCCAGAACACAAACTTAATTTAATTAAAGCAGCAGAAGAATGTGGGGGAGGTAGGATAATGGCGGGATTTCATTACCCTACAGACCACAAAGCAGGAGTGTACCTTGCAAAACGACTTTTTAAATCCCTCAAAGGAACAAAAGCTGTTACTTATGATCTATCAATTGATCTCACAACTAATAAAGGAGAAAAATAATGCCTCTCAAACGATTCATGCTTCCCAGAGTTGCGCGTTGCAGTAACGGTTGCTGACTATACCCTCTCATCATGTAGGGCTAATGCCCAACTGATTGCATAAAGCAACCAACATGATGAGAGGGATAAAAAGCCATCAAGAAGGAAGTTTCCTGTAATACTTTTCCAAGTAAGACTAAGCAAACTTCCTGTCCAGAAACCAAGACATAAAGGGCAGCAGACTAGATCACCTAATAACGGGTGTAAGTCTGCTGCCTTTTCTCTAAAGGTCTTGAAGATCTTCCCGTGCGTAATAGCAAAGGTTATTCCAAAGCTTACTAGTATCCACTCAATCATATTGACAACGGAAGGGTAGTGTTAGCGATAAACGCTTTTCTATTCTTATGCCAAGAATCTCTGCCCACTAATTCCCCATTAGACATATGAATTAAGTCTACGGGGACGGCATAATTAGTATACCCTTTTTTGTGAGCGGTACTTGTGTAGTGAAGGTCATAAAAATCCCAAGGTCCTTCGAAGTAATCAGGTTTTTGTAATCCTACATCTACCCATACTTCTTTTCGTGCAGCTAGAAATAAACCATCTAAAACTACTACTGGTCCGTAAGGTCCGTACTCAGTATCCTCGATACGAACTTGATCGGGTTTGTGCGTATGTGGGGGAAACTTCACTATGGTTTTATGTTTAACCATACCTCTATGATACCCCGCAGCCCAGTGGTCCTGATTCCACCACACGGAATCCTCACCTAGTAAAGTGGTCCCTGCTGGCCCAACGATGCCTGTTGTTTTTTTAACGCATGTGCTTAGAGCGGCAATGAACTGTGTATGATTAGAGAGGATCTGTAGATCATCATGACAGAAAATGATAATATCCTCATCCTTAGCAGTACAGAGCTTTAATCCTCTCTCATAGGCTTCAAATATAGAAGACTGCTTTGCCAAGAGTTTAACTTCCACCCCATAGCTAGATAAGGTGTTAACAAGAGCCTTAGTTATTATCGGCAATTTAACATCCCTAGTACATATAATAGCGAACATCTTCATGTACTATAATAGAGTGTCTTATGGATAAATCAGAACTACTTAACGAATTTGCTAAATGTAAAGAGGACCCTGTATACTTTATTTCAAATTATATAAAGGTCACTCATCCTGTGAGAGGTCTAGTTCCGTTTAAGCTCTACCCCTTTCAAGTAGATGTGCTAGAGGCTGTTAAAACCCATAGATTCAATGTATTGCGTAAATTCAGACAGGCAGGAGCTACTACTATTGCAGCAGGTTTATCCTTATGGACAGCCATTTTTCAAAAGCATAAACAGATTGTAATTTTATCTAAAGGAGATGCCGAGTCTACTGAGATTCTTGATAGAATCAAACTAATGTATGATGAACTTCCTACTTTTCTTAGACCTAAGATTGTGGAGGACAATAAGCACACTCTAAAACTCTCCACAGGGTCCACCATTAAATCTCGCCCATCTGGTAAGCAGTCGGGACGCTCACTAGCAGGATCACTCCTCATTATTGACGAGGCTGCTTTCATTGAAAATATTGATACTATCTGGGCTGCTGTATACCCAATTATCTCTACAGGAGGTCGTGCTTTTGTCTTATCTACCGTTAATGGTATTGGTAATTGGTATTATGATGTGTACCACAAAGCTTTAGCTGGGGAGAATTCTTTTAATGCTATTGATATTAATTGGGAATCCCACCCAGAGTATAAGCGAATGGAGGGCTTTGAAGATCTATACACAGAGTTAGAGAAGAGGGGTCTATATGTGGATCAATGGGAAACAACTACCAAAAGGAACATGCCTTTAAAGCAATGGCTACAGGAGTATGAGTGCGAGTTTCTGGGTACGGGTGAAACCTATTTAGAGGGCTATCTTCTAAGGCGATTGGTAGAAGAGGTTAATACGGATTATTGGATCAAATACAATAACAAAATGCGGGTGTGGAAAGAGCCTACCGCAGAGCATGAATATGTTATTGGAGTAGATGTTAGCTTAGGAAGAGATAGAGATTACTCTGCTTTTCATATTTTTAATGCTTATACGGGAGAGCAAGTAGCCGAGTTTTATTCTAACAAAACCCCGATTAATGACCTTGCTCAAATTTTGTATACGGAAGCTAATCTATATAATAATGCCCATGTAATCATTGAGAGAAACACAATTGGGAATAACTTGATAGACTGGATGTTTAATGTTTTGGAATACGATAACCTTTGGATAGATGATAAAAATGATTTTGGCGTACAAATCACTACTAGAAATCGAGAGGAGTTTTTAGCAAGGATGGAGGAGTATATTAGGAACAACTACTTGAAGATAAATTCAAAACGAACCGTAGATGAGCTTTTAACCTTTATTGTAGATGCTAATGGTAAGATTACAGCAGATGAGGGAAAACATGATGATTTAATTATGAGTCTTTCTATAGCGGTATCTTTACTACATACTTTAGCAGATCACGCGCCTTTAGAGATGGCACAGAATACAGAAGAAAAAGAGCGAAAACCCTTAGAACCCGTAAGGACTTCGAACCACGAAAGTATAGATGAGGATATAAAATGGCTGATGAGTTAAACAAAAATGGTAAGTTAGATGAAAGTTCTATTGGTTACACTAAGTTTGGTGCTGGTGGTCCTGATGATCGTCTTGGTCCTTATTTCTATCCCACAGGAAGATTAGGACAGTTTTTAGCTAGATTCTTCGCCACTAAAGCAGCCCCCTTTATGCACAAGCAAGGGGATGAAGGTCCCACTCCTCAAGCTCTCCTTGCTGGTGATACCGTTCAGAACTCTGATATAGTTCAACCTGATCGTCTTCCTGCCGTTGGAACCCTTAGCCGCACCTCTCTCCAACTACCTGAACTAGAGCGTACCCGTAGAGAGAGGTATAGGAAGTTCGAAGAGATGGATGACTATCCCGAGATTGGAACTGCCTTTGATATCTATGCTGATGATGCTACTCAAAAGAGTTTAAGAGGGGGTAGATGGACAATTCAAAGTAAAGAGCAGTTAGTTGTAGATGAGATTACTAAGCTCTTTGAAACCCTTAGTCTGGACAGGCATTATTGGGATATTATCCGTAATACTTGTAAGTATGGGGATTGTTTTATGGAAACTATCATAGATATTAATAATCCAAGAAAGGGTCTCCAGAGAATAAAGGTTTTAAATCCTAATTTTATTATTAGAGTAGAAAATGAGTATGGCTACCTAACTGATTTCCTACAAGAAATCCCTGAGGCTAACGACTGGACAGCATATGGAAGTGCCGCTGACCAGATGACTGGGACTGCTTATATTACTTTAGACAGAAACCAACTCATCCACTTTAGACTTCGAACCTCTGACCCTATGTATTACCCTTATGGAAAGTCTATTGCAGCAACGGCTGTTCGGGTATTCCGTTCTTTGAAGCTTATGGAAGATGCGATGTTAATCTACCGTTTGGCTAGGGCTCCTGAGCGTAGAATTTTCTATATTGATGTTGCTAATATGCCAGCCACTAAGGCTGAGATGTATATCGAAAAGGTGAAGGAGAAATTTAAGAAAGAAAAGTATTATGATTCCAATGCAGGAACCATTGATGCTCGTTATAACCCCTTAAGTGCAGATGAAGATTTCTTTGTTCCCACTAGAGGAAACCAAGGAACCAAGATCGAGACTCTTCCTGGAGCCCAAAATTTGGGTGAGGTAGATGATGTTCGTTACTTCCGTGACAAGCTTCTTGCTGCTCTTAAGGTTCCTAAGGATTATATTGTGGAGAAGGACAAGTCTCCTGAGCGTAAGGCTAACCTATCCCAGCTTGATGCTAAGTTTGCTAGGGTTATTGGGCGAGTTCAACAGCAAGTTGAAATAGGCTTAGAACAAATTGCTAAGAGGCATATGGCATTGGTGGGTTATCCCGCTAGTTTAATTAAAGACTTAAAGATCATTCTTCCTGATCCTAGTGATGTTTTTACTAAGCGTAAAATGGAAATTGATGAGCAAAAAGCTAGAGTTATTCAAGCTGTTGTTGGTACAGGGCTATTCCCTAAATCTACGATCTATAAGGAATTCTATGATATGACTGATCAAGAAATTGAACATACTTTAGAGGAACTTAAGAAAGAGAAGGAAGAGGAAGCTGCTAACGAAGCCGCTGCGATGCAAGGTCAAGAAGATATGGCTCAAAGTGGCAAAGATCAAGATATGGACCGAGAGCAACAGGGTAAGGACGCTGATGCTGGTCGAGATGAGGGTGGAAAACAGGCTGACCACGAACGACAAATGGAAGTAGAAAAGAAAAAGCCTAAAAAGGAAAGCGTAGTCTTTTTAAATAGGTTAAAGAACCGAATTATTGCTGAGTCTGGGACTGGGCATAAAAAACTAGCCTCTCTTGAGAGGATTATCACTAGAAATGTGCAAAATCATCAAAAAAATAGTTAATTAGGCTCACTATATAACAATAGCCTGTAATAAACAAGGAGTTAGACAATGTTCGATCATTTATTCGAAAACAGAAATACCACAGTAACAAATTTACTTAAACTAGGCGACTGTCTTGGTCGTTCTTTAAGAGAAAATGTAGAATTATTTTCTATTGATAGTGAAAACAAGAGAGTTGCGTTCTTAACCGAGAACGGAAAAGTTCTATCAGGAGAATATAATTTAAAAGGAGATATTAATCTCACTAATCTAAGAATTCAAAGTTCTGATATCTTCGCAGATAATGAAACTTTTGATTCCTTTGTTACTGAGAAAGTCTCAACTTTTGTAGGCAAGCTCAACTCTAACGAGTATGAAACCGCTGACGATAGTTTTACTAATCTCTTATCTCTTTGGGAAAACAGACTTAAGTTTGAAAATGTTAAAAAGAGGCTTCAAGAAAAGGCTGCGGTTTTCTCCCAAGATCAAACCATTGTTGAAACTCAGGAATTTCAACGCTTTCTTGAGATGATGCCGCAGTTCCTAGACTTTCTATCTGAAAATAAACAAAATATTGAACAAGTAAAAGAAATCGAACATGCAATTAAACTTTCTAACGCCGTTTCTAAGGCATTTGATTTCCCAAAACTTTCGTATGATGCTTTACAAGAACAGGGTAGCTACAAGATCTCCAAGGGACCTAATAAAAGCGTCTACGAGTTAATCTGTAAACAAGAATTAGTACGAAAAGAACTTTTAGAATCCAAAAAGAGTTTTGAAGATGTTTGGGCGACTAACCCCAGCATTCGTAAGCTTGCTAGTCATATTTTTGAAGACTCTGAAGAAATAGTATTAGAAGCCTTAGTTGATGCTGTTGTAGAAGTTCCTTTCTTAGCTCTCACTACTAAGAAGCAACTGTTTGAATCCCTCGGAAGCTCCTTCGGTATCTCCGATGATACAGCTATTTCTGATAAGGAAATTAAAGGCTATGCTTCTAAGCTTTTTGAGATGAAGAAGCCACTAAAATCTGTAATTTTAGAACTTCTTAATACTAAGTATGGTATTAATGTTCAAAATCTTAGAGAGAGTGCCACTTTTGAAGGGTTAGCACAGACACAAGTAGTTATTTTTGAAGCTCTTATGCGGTTAGCTCCTAAGGGAAGCATTATTAAAGAGTGTTTATCCGATTTAAGCAAGATGCTTAAGACCAAGAACGGGGTAGAAATCATTGATGTTAATGATCTACTACAAGAATGCTTTGAAGGCTGTGATTATTCAGACTTCACCTTTGATTTTTCCCTGTCTGAGGGGATTTCTTTTAATACCCTTCTTACAACTGAAGTAAGTACTAATGATCTTTTAGAAAAGGCCAAAGAGAAGATGCTTTTAGATAAAGATAAATATAAACCTGTTGATGACGATGAAGATAATCTTAGCCCAGAACAAAAAGATGGGAAGGCTGCCGCAGAAAAGGGCGAAGTGGACCCAGAAAACGAAACAGAGGATGAAGATGACTCTATAAAGGCAGCTAAAAAAAGAAACCCTAAGCCAGAAAAGAAGCATGAGGAAGCTGGTGAAGCTCCTTTTCAAAAGGCAGAGACAGAAACCGCCCCTGAGGGCGGCGATGAAGAACCTCCACCCGAAGGGGAACCTTCTGCGGAAGCACCCAAGAAGGGCCTTACTAAAGATGAATTTATGGATGCTTTAAAAGACATGGATGAACTTTTAGCAGGTATGGCTTCCGAAGAAGAATCAGAAGAAATAGATCACGCTGAAGGTGACGAAACGGAGGCTTAACTCTAAATGACAACGGGCTGCACACTAGGGTTTATCCCTCTAATTCTATCTTCTGTAGAGGGGCAATGTGAAATTGTTGAACTACCAGATGGAGAATGTCTATGTGTAGATATATGTCAGGGAAGTGTAGGGGGAACAGGACCTCAAGGGCCTCAAGGGTTTGACGGGGCGCAAGGGATTCAAGGAACTCAAGGGTCTCAAGGGTATGACGGGCCTCCAGGGCCTCAAGGGCCTACAGGGTATCAAGGGCTTCCAGGCATTAAGGGCGCTACAGGAACCCCCTTGGGTATTATTCTGGAGTTTGATGATGCGGTTGCTGGGGGAGTCTCTGATGGTTTAATATCTTTTAATAGTGTTGATTCGACTGGTGTTAGTGAAGTTTGGGTAGATAATTTTAGTAAGGCTGGTCAAGATCTTACTAATTGGATTAATTCATGGTATACAGGGTGGCCTGGACCTACAGGGTATGGCCCTTATGGGGTATTAACTGTACAGTCTACTCTTAATTCTGATGCTTTATTTAACTTTAATATAACTGGTATAACATATGTAAATGCTGGTGGTCTTACTTATTTTAAATTAGCTTGTGATGCTCTATATTATCCTGGGGCTGAAATTGTCAACTTTTTAACTGATGGTGATGATGTAGCTATAACTTTTTCAAAAGATGGGCCTCCAGGGCCTCAAGGGTTTGACGGGGCGCAAGGGATTCAAGGAACTCAAGGGTCTCAAGGGCATCGAGGGGATCCAGGGTTTCAAGGGGCTCAAGGGATTCAAGGGCATCAAGGGTATCAAGGGTATGACGGGGATGTAGGGCCTCAAGGGCCTACAGGGTTTGACGGGGCTGAGGGCATTAAGGGTTCTACAGGGATTCCCTTGGGTACTATTATGGATTATGTAGAGTCTGCTACTGGGGGAACTGCTGATGGTAAGTTGTCTTTTAATAATATAGACTCGGCTGATATTTCAGAAGTTTGGTTAGATGATGAAAGTAAATATAATCAACCTCTTAGGGATTGGATTGATTCCTGGTATTCAGGGTTTCCAGGGGCTACAGGGTATGGCCCTTATGGGGTATTAAATGTACACTCTACTGAGGCTGCTGATGTTTTATTTAGCTTTAAGATAACTGATATATTTGACAGGACAACCTACTATAGATTAGGGTGTGAGCCTCTGTCTTATCCTGGTAATACTGTCACAGACTTTTTAACTAATGATGATGATGTAGCTATAACTTTTTCAAGATATGGGCCTCCAGGGCCTCAAGGGTTTCAAGGGTTTGACGGGGCTCAAGGGATTCAAGGGCATCAAGGGCCTGGGGGGCCTAAAGGGTTTCAAGGGTATGACGGGCCTATTGGGACTATTGGGCCTACTGGGCCTGAGGGGCCTGAGGGGCCTCAAGGCCCTATAGGGTATGCTGGGGCTGTTGGGCCTATAGGGCCTATAGGGTATTCTGGGCCTGAGGGGCCTGATGGGCCTCCAGGGCCTCAAGGGGTTACAGGGCCTCAAGGGCATCAAGGGTATCAAGGAACTCAAGGTTCTCAAGGGTCTCAAGGGGAGCAAGGGTTTCAAGGGTATCAAGGGTATCAAGGGAATCAAGGGATTCAAGGGCATGAAGGGCCTATAGGGCCTGACGGGATTAGAGGGTTTCAAGGGGCTCAAGGGATTATGGGGCATGACGGGGCTGAGGGGCCTGAGGGGCCTGAGGGGCCTCAAGGCCCTATAGGGTATGCTGGGGCTGTTGGGCCTATAGGGCCTCAAGGGTATGACGGGACTGATGGGCCTGATGGGCCTCCAGGGCCTCAAGGGGTTACAGGGCCTCAAGGGCATCAAGGGCATCAAGGGTATCAAGGAACTCAAGGTTCTCAAGGGGAGCAAGGGTCTCAAGGGTTTCAAGGGTATCAAGGGAATCAAGGGATTCAAGGGGAGAGAGGGTTTCCCTTGGGTATCATTATGGATTTTGATGGAGCGACTGGTGGGGGAGTTGCTAGTGGTAAGTTGTCTTTTGATGAGGTGCGAGCAGATGACATTTCAGAAGTTTGGTTAGATGATGAAAGTAAGGCTGGTCAAAGTCTTATTCTTTGGATTAATTCATGGTATACAGGGTTTCCAGGGGCTACAGGGTCCAACTATGGGGTATTAAATGTACGATCTACTAAGGCTGCTGATACTGTATTTAGTTTTAATATAACTGGTATAACATTTGTAAATGCCCTTACTACTTATTATAAATTAGAGTGTAATGCTCTATATTTTCCTGGGGAGGTTGTTGCCGACTTTTTATCTGATGGTGATGATGCAGCTATTTCTTTTACAAGATATGGGCCTCCAGGGTCTCAAGGGTTTCAAGGGTTTCAAGGGTTTGACGGGGCTCAAGGGATTCAAGGGCATCAAGGGCCTGGGGGGCCTAAAGGGTTTCAAGGGTATGACGGGCCTATTGGGACTATTGGGCCTACTGGGCCTACTGGGCCTGAGGGGCCTGAGGGGCCTCAAGGCCCTATAGGGTATGCTGGGGCTGTTGGGCCTATAGGGCCTCAAGGGTATGACGGGACTGATGGGCCTGATGGGCCTCCAGGGCCTCAAGGGGTTACAG